GTATCGAGAAGGAATGAGCGAGGAGGAATATAGTGAAATTTAATGAATATCTTAGAGAGTGGTTATTAAGCCATATGATATCACAGGAAGTTGCAGCACAGTATATGGGGACTGGCCAAGCACAAATTAGCAAGATATGTAATGGTGGAAAGATAAGTTTTAATACGATCAAAAAACTTGCTGAGTTCATGAAAATGGATGAGAAAGAAATTGCACTAATGGCAATAGAGGCTGAAATGATATGATATTAAGTAAATGGATTATTGGTGATTTAATAAGTGTTAGTTATAATGGTAGGTTATATGATGGCTGTTATATAAGAAAAGAAACTGATAAAATAGATATGCATAATGTTGCGGTTTTAGATAACAGTTATAAAGGTTTTCAAATATTAAAAGTTCACGAGAAACAAATTGGAAGTCCAGTCATAGGATATCACAAAGATAAACCAGTTGAAGGATATGAAGGAGAGTTTTAAAAGGAGAAAATAAAATGAAAGTAACCAACATATACAACTTACCACCAGCGCTGGTCAAAGCATGTGAGGACACATACGAGCCTACGGTCGACTCATACGGTGCGACAACCTTATTAAAAGGCGTGCGCGAGATATTGCTCACACGTCGCTACTGGGATGAGATAACGCAGGACGTGAGTGACATGGTATGGATGATATTAGGGACAGCGGTGCATAGTCTGGCAGAACGCCATGACACCACAGGACAAGCTGAGACGAAATTCAAAGCACCAATGGGTGCAAGGTCGCAAGTGACAGGCGTCATTGACTTATATGGTGATGGTGTGATCGAGGATTATAAGACATGCAGTGTCTGGAAGGTCATATTTGGTGACTTTATGGACTGGAAGCGTCAAGGTGTGATTTACGCATGGTTGCTTCGTCAGCATGGTATCTATATTGGCAAGCTGAGATTTCATGCACTCATTAAAGACTGGAACGCACGTGATGCAAGATTCAAGCCTGACTATCCACCACATAGCATGTGGACATGGGAATATGATGTGACGACCGATGATATTAAATGGGCTGACACATGGTTGTTAGATAAGGTGAGTCGGATCGAGGCGATGGTTGACCTGCCTGATGACGAGTTGCCACAATGTAGTCCTGATGAGCGATGGCAGACACCAACGAAGTATGCTGCGATGAAGACAGGTCGCAAGACGGCACTACGTGTCAGTGAGACACGTGCAGACGTCGAGTCACTGGGTGACTATGTAGAGGTGCGTGAGGGTGAGGCACGGAAATGCCGTGACTACTGCCCAGTGCGTGACATTTGTAAATATGGACGCGAGGCGCAAGGCCAGCGCGAGAAGGAGGATATATAATGGGTATACCAGTATTAGTGATTGGCGCAAGTGGAAGTGGCAAGAGTGCATCCATGCGTCATATGAAGGAGGTAGGACTTATCAATGTAATTGGCAAGCCACTACCATTTAAGAACGACATACCATTCGTTGAGACAGATGACTATGGTAAGGTCAAGAAGATGTTATTTGAAGCTAAGAGACGATCACTTGTTGTTGATGACGCAGGATATCTGCTCACCAACGAATTCATGCGCAGAAGCAATGAGAAGGGTTATGAGAAATTCAGTGAGATAGGCAATCACTTTTGGGATTTGATTCGATTTATTAGTAAGGAATTACCAAATGACAAGATTGTCTATATGACAATGCACGAGGATAAGAATGAGTTTGGTGATATTATACCAAAGAGCATTGGAAAGTTATTAACAGAGAAGGTATCCATCGAGGGTATGTTCACGATCGTGCTACGTGCCATGAGAGAAGAAGGCAAATATATCTTCCGCACGAAGTCAAATGGATTTGATGTCGCAAAGACTCCCATGGGGATGTTTGAGGGTGAAAGTATTGAAAATGACTTAAAGGTCGTTGATGATACGATTCGTGCCTATTATAATATAAATACACCACCAACGCAGGTGAAGGAGGATAATCATGCGTAAAATAAATAATTGGAATGAGGTTCAAGAGGGCGGTCAGTTTAAGGAATTAAAAGCTGGCGCATATGTGTGTAAGATTATTAAGGTTGAGGACTTTGCGGACAAAGAATATATCCGTGTCAACTTTGATATCAACGAGGGTGAGTTAAAAGGTTATTTTGCAGACTCAGCTGGACGTTTAGGCGAATGGCCATATGCTGGACGTGACATAAGAAGCTACAAACAAAACGCACTTCCATATTTCAAGGCATTCATTACCGCGGTTGAGAAATCGAATGATGGGTATAAATGGAATTGGAACGAGCAGTCGTTAGTCGGCCAACAAGTCGTGGCAGTATTTGGTGAGGAAGAATATAACGCACTCGATGGCACGACTCAAGTGTCCACACGCGTTCAAGAATGGCGCAGTCTGGTAGCATTACGTGAAGGTAAAATCAAAGTGCCAACGATCAAGAAACTTAAAGGTGACAATTACGTTGCACCAGCAATGACAGAAGTAGAAGAAGAGGACACACCATTTTAATGGTTGTCCTTGCCCTTAGGGGTATGAATGGGAGGATGACATATGTTGTGGGATCAAATACCGCAAGAGTTGAAAATAAATGGTCTATGGTGTTGCTGGAAGCTGGATGCCAAAGGTAAGATACCATTCGATGCGAAGACAGGCAAGATGGCTAAGAGTAATGACAAGACAACGTTTCATCCGTTCATGACGGCCATCGGTGCATTACATAAATATCAAGGATACAATGCAGACGGGCGTCCAACGGGTGGCCTTGGTTTGGGTATATTCAACGGATTTAGTGCCATTGACATTGATAACTGTATTGATGAGAATGGAAACTTGTCCGACATGGCACAAGATATCGTGGATTATGTTGCATCATATACGGAGTTCTCACCAAGTGGTAAAGGTATCCGTGTGATATTCAAGACAAATACCGACCTTGATAAGTCACGTTATTATATCAATAATCGTGACCAAGGGTTAGAAATATATATTAGTGATAACACAAATAAGTTCGTAACCATCACGGGTGATACGTTACACAGTGCAATGATTGCCACAGTTGATATTAGTTACATCTTAGACAAATACATGCGTAAAGATACGATGACTATGCCAACCACGCGGAAAGTGACAAATATCGACCGATATATCACCAAGGACGCGAAACTCAACACCTTATGGAACAGTCGTGCATCTGGCAGTGGTGGTAATGAGTCAGAGACAGACTTGGCGTTATGTAATAAGTTGGCGTTCTATTTGAACGGTGACTATGAAGCTATCAATGACGCTTTCATGTCATCACCATATTATGCAACAAAGGATGACGATCATCGCAAGAAGTGGGAAGTCAGAAACGACTACCGCGAGCAGACGATCAAGACGGCCATCCAGTCACTACCACGTGATACAGGTAAGAAGACGGATGACTTTGAACTCAATGACACAGGCAACGCACATCTGTTCGCTAATAGATATGGACATAATGTGAGATATAACCACGATAATAAGAGTTGGATGATATGGAACGGTCAGTATTGGCAACATGATATGTATATGAATGTCAAGAACATGGCCGAGGTTATTGTGGAAGAGATGAAACAAAGCGCGTTCTTGATGGATGACTATGACAAACAACGTGCGGTACTTAAAAACGTACAACGTGTTTATAATAGTGCAGGAAAAGAGGCCATGCTTAAAGAGGCACAACATTTATCTGGCATTCCATGCACGAACGACAGCTTCGATAAAGACGACATGATATTGACCACCAAGAGTGGCGTGATTGACTTGCGTGATGGTAGTATTAAGTCACATGACAAACACGCCATGCTCAGTAAGTTCGTGCCATATGAGGTGTCACATAAACCACCTAAGCGCTGGTTGAAATTCCTTGATGAGATATTTCAAGGTGACCAAGAATTGATTGGCTATATGCAAAAAGTGTTCGGCTACTCAATGACGGGTAGCAATAAAGAGCAAGTGATGTTCATATTGCTTGGCGATGGCGCTAACGGTAAGAGTTTACTGCTTGAGATTGTCAACCAAGCAATGGGTTCATATGGCTCGTCAACGTCGGTTGATATATTACTCGACAAGAAGACACAAAGCGCCAATATGGGCGACGTCGCACGTCTGGCAGGCATAAGACACGTCATCACAGAAGAACCTAAGCTGGGTGACAGGCTGAACGAGTCAGCGTTGAAGACACTTACCAGTGGTATTGGACGCATTGTCGCACGGTTTTTATATGGTAATGAATTTGAGTTCACACCTAAGTTTAAGATATTCATGGCCACCAATTATAAGCCAATCATCCGTGGCACGGATAACGGTATATGGAGACGTATCCACTTAATCCCGTTCAATCGTGTATTTGATGAGCATGAGCGCGATAAGGAACTCATTGATAAATTGATGTTAGAAATGCCTGAGATATTAGGATGGATGATTGATGGATGTATCAAATGGCAACAAGACGGTGGATTGACACCACCAGCAAGCGTGCAAACAGAGCTTAAAGAATATCGTGCTGAGATGGATATCGTGCAACGTTGGATGGATGAGAGTTGCGAATTTGATGAGGCATATCGCACGAAATCGAGTGAGTTATTTGATGACTTCAATGCGTATGTAAGTGCAAATAAAGAATATCAAATGTCAGCTAATCTATTCGGCCGTAATTTAAGTAAGAAATATAAGAAGATGAAATCAGGCGGCACACATTATTATGTCGGTATAAGACTCAAACAACACAGTGTGCAAACTACGATGAAGAAGCCACGTAACTGGGGAGATATATAAGCAGTTATTTTAAGGAGGAAGTATGAAACTAAATGATTGGGTAATAACAAAGAACAATGACATAGGCGTGATCGACCGTGTGTGCTTTGATGGGTATATTGTGAAATTAAACAGTGGTAAGTATGGGTTCTATATGGAATCCGAACTTACAGAATGGCATGGTGTGAGTTGATGGAACGGAATAAAATATATCATGGCAATAACATAGACATACTACGAACGTTCCCAGATAATAGCATAGATTCTATCGTGACCGATCCACCTTATGGTTTAGGTAAAGAGCCTAACGCATTAGAAGTGTTGCAGTCATGGATTACCACAGGTTATCACGAGATTAAAGGTAAAGGGTTCATGGGTAAGGAATGGGATTCATTTGTCCCACAACCTGTATTTTGGAAAGAATGTTTGAGAGTGTTAAAACATGGAGGACATTTATTGAGTTTTGCAGGAACACGCACATACGATTGGGTAGTCATGGGGTTACGCATAGCTGGGTTTGAGATACGTGACCAGATTGCATGGGTGTATGGAAGTGGGTTTCCTAAGTCGCATGATATAAGTAAGGCGATAGATAAGAGTATGGGTGCTGAAAGGGAAGTGGTTGGTAGTAAATATGTGAAAGATTTTGCTAATCATAAAGGAAGTATGATGAATAAAACAACAACAGAAAATTATGAAACTCACGGAACTGATGTAAACATCACCGCACCATCAACCGACGAAGCCAAACAGTGGCAAGGTTGGGGGACTGCACTTAAACCCGCATTAGAACCTATCGTGATGGCACGTAAGCCCTTAGATGGAACAGTCGCACAAAACGTATTAAAACACGGTGTTGGTGGTATCAATATTGATGAGTGTAGAGTTGATTTTATAAGTGAACAAGACAAAGGTAATCCATTGAGATTTCAAACTAACAATGGAAGTGGTTCACATGGCATATTTAATGCAAGCAAAGATGTTACAAGCGTAGTAGGTGAAAAGGGGAGGTGGCCAGCAAACTTCATCCACGATGGAAGTGATGATGTGGTGAAGTTGTTTCCAACTGATGGCGAAGATAGTTCGGCACGCTTCTTTTACACCGCTAAAGCCTCACAGACAGAGCGTAACTTTGGGCTTGGTGAGTTTGAGGAAGTAAGTGGTGGTAGTTATAAATTTCGTGAAGACGGTTCATTAGATGGAAAAATACCAACACGCAAAAACATCCATCCAACTGTAAAGCCTATTGACCTCATGCGATACCTTGTAAGATTAGTAACGCCTAAAGGCGGAATATGTTTAGACCCGTTCATGGGTAGTGGCACAACGGCAGTGGCATGTAAGGCTGAGAAGTTCGACTACATTGGGTGTGAGTTAGATGAGGAATATATAAAGATAGCAGAGGCAAGAATAAAAGCCGAAGTTGTAGCGTATGATATATTCGATTATTTATAAAAAAGGAGAAATAGAATGAAAACTAAAAAATATCAGGAAATTGTATATGAAACGAGTGTTAAAGAAATAGAAAAATTAAACAACTTAACTGATGAAGAAATTAAAAGAAAACCACACTTATTAAAAGTTAGCCAATTAAAAAACAGTCATGTTCTGTCTATTATAAAACAACAAGAAATTGATTATAAGATGAGCGATTTAGACTTGAGAACAACCATGTATAATTTAAGAAACGAACGTAACAATATTATGAAAGACAATATTAAATTGCAAGAACAAAAATTAAAATGATACTAACTAAAGATATTGTTGCTTGGTTAAAAGAAAACAATAGTAATTATACAAAAAGAAAAGAACTATTAGACGCATTGAATAAATACTTCGATACCACCATATCTATTGCTTACTTAAA